CGTCGCAGACAAGTCGAGCGCCGTGAAGTCCATGGAGCAAGACTGGAGACTCGTCTCCGCGCTCATGGGCGGGACCACCGCCATGCGTTCGGCCGCGACGACCTACCTACCTATGTGGCCGAACGAAGAGCAAAAGTCGTACAACATCCGGCTGAAGTCGGCGACGCTGTTTCCGGCGTACTCCCGGACGATGGAGACGCTCACCGGCAAACCGTTCTCCAAGGCCATCAAGTTCGAAGACGATGTGCCGCCCCAGTTGCTGGAGTACGCCGAAGACATCGACCTACGCGGCCGCAACCTTCACGTGTTTGCCGCCGGGGTCATGGAGACGGCCCTCGCCTACGGCCTCGCGGGCATCCTCGTCGACTACCCGACCGGCAAGCAAATCACGGTCAAGAGCGACGGCGTGCGGACTCAGGCGGATGAGGAAATGGCCGGACTTCGGCCGTACTTCATCGAAATCAAGCCGGAGCAGATTCTCGGCTGGAAGTCGCAAATGTTCGACGGGGTCGAGAAGTTGACCCAGCTTCGACTGATGGAGTGCGTCGAGGAAGAGGATGGCGAGTTCCAGACGAAAGAGGTGCATCAGGTCCGCGTCCTCACTCCCGGCAAGTGGCAGACGTACCGCAAGAAGCGCGTTGGCCTGCTCGACGACTGGACTCTGTCCGACGAGGGAATCACGACCTTGACGGAAATCCCGTTCGTGCCGTTTTACGGCAACCGGGCCGGGTTCATGGTTGGCAAGCCACCCCTGATAGAACTCGCGCACCTCAACGTCGAGCACTGGCAGTCCGCGAGCGACCAACAAACCATCCTCCACGTCGCCCGGGTACCGATCCTGACAGTGATCGGCGTCGACGACGACAAGACGTCGTTCACCATCGGGGCGTCGAGCGCCGTGCGTTTGCCGGTCGGCGGGGACATGAAGTTCGTCGAGCACTCCGGCGCGGCGATCGAGGCCGGTGCCAAAGACATCCTCTCGCTTCAAGACCGTATGAGGCAAGCAGGCGCCGAGTTACTCATCGTCCAACCGGGCAAGATGACCGCCTTCCAAGTCGGGACCGAGAACGAACTCGCCATGTGCGCGTTGCAGCGGATCACGCGCGACTTTCAAGACGCCCTGAACGAGGCGCTGGAAATCATGGCCGAGTGGATCGGCCTCGACGAGGGCGGTCACGTCGCGATCTTCTCGGACTTCGGCGCGTCGAGCCTCGCGGAAGCCTCCGCCGGACTGCTCATGCAAGCTGCGACTGCGGGCAAGATCAGCGATGAGTTGCTCTTCGCCGAGTTCCAACGCCGCGGGATGATCGGCCCGAACGAGTCGTGGGATCAGGAGAAGGAACGCCTCGACGCGCAAGGTCCGGGGCTCGGCGCGATCCCGCCCATGCCGAACGTCCCGCCCGAACCGTCGAAGCCGCGACTCATCACCATCACGAAACAGGGTAACCAGTTGACGGCTCAAGAGGAGCAAGCGTGAGCCTGACCACATTCGCCCGCAACGCCATGCTCTCCGCGTTCCCCGGGACGTACCTCTCCGCGCACACGGCGTACAGCGCCACCGGGGGCAGCGAGGTCACGGGCGGATCGCCCGCATACGCGCGCAAGGCCGTGTCCTACGCCACGGCGACGGGCGAGGCTCGGGCTGCGACGAACACCCCGACGTTCGACGTCCCGGCCTCGACGACGGTGCGCTTCATCGGGATGTGGGATGCGCCGACCGGCGGGAACTTCCTCGGGATGATCCCGAACGGCGGCGATGAGAAAGAGTTCGGGGTCGACCTCGTTGCGGGCGCGATCAAGATCGTCGCCCACGGACTGGTCGCCACGACCAAGGTCGCGTTCGTCGGCGATACCCCGCCCGCCCCACTGACGGAGGGCGTCGTCTACTTCGTGGCCGGGTCGGTGACGGCGAACGCCTTCCAAGTTTCCGCGACGTCCGGAGGGGCTACCATTTCGCTCTCCTCCGAACCGGGCGCGAAGTGCGTGTTGGCCTCGATCGTCGAGGAGTCGTTCGGCTCGCAGGGTACGCTGGCCGTCTTCCCGCACACCGTGAGGCTCAACGCATGATTCTCGATTTTCTCCGCCGCATCCTCGGCATCGATTCACTCAACGAAAAGGTAACCGCCATGTTTCAAGAACTCGCCGGGCTCGAAGCCCAAATCAACGCCCAAGGTCCGCTGATCGCTCAGATCGTGGACATCGTCAACCAGTTGCGCGCACAGCCTCCGGTCGCCATCACGGCCGACCAACTGGCCGCGATCGACGCCGCCACGGCCGCGCTCGCCGCGAACAATGCCAAGCTGACGACGCTGGTGGTCTGAGCATGAGTCTGACCGCCGCCCAAATCCCCGCGTTGAAAGCCGCGATCTTCGCGGAGACGGATTTCGGGTTCGTCGCGAACCGCATAGCCGGGGCAACCGCGGCGATGGCGGACTTCTTCAACGCCGACCACCCGACGACCAAGGCGTGGAACAAGTTTGCCCGGTGGCGCCCAGTGTTCACGGCCATCGACTTTTCGAAGTACACGCCAAGCGTCACGAACACGAACGCCGCGACGGACGCCACGGCGACGAAGCAATTGCTGTTGAACTTGGTCAAGTTGACGGTCCAGCAAAACCTGCTCATCGCCTACGATGGCTACTTTGACGCGCGCGACGGAGCCAACGTCGACGGACTCCTCGATAGCGTGAGCAGCGTCTACACGCTCAGCGCCAACCTCACGACTTCCCCCGGCGGTACGAGTGGGGTGAACGTCGCGAACCAGTTGATTCGGGCCGCGACGCGAGGTGAGGTGATCTATGGCGGGACGGACGTCGTCAAGGCCACCGTGTCGGCCAAGGTGTTGACGTGGGAGGGGTCGATCACTAACGAAGACGTCGTGATCGCCTTCAACTCCTGAGGTAGCCCATGGCCGTCGTCAAGCAGGTAGTAGGCACCCGGAACTCACTTACGGTCACTGGCCTCGGGACGCTCGCGTCGGCTACTTACGTGGCGTCGAGCGCCTACAACGCCAACACTAACCAGCCAGTGGACGTGATCGTCGAGGTGCAGGCGGCGACTACCAACACCCCGGCCAGCAACAAACAGTTGATGGTGTTCATCCAAGAAAGTTTGGACGGTACGAACTTCCGCAGCGGCCCGACCAGCGGCACCACGGTTACGGATGAACCGAACTTGCGTCAGCTTGGCATATTGCCCATGAACTCGGTGACGACCACGCAGATCGGCACCTACAGCGTTCTCGCCTCGTTGGGCTATGTGCCGCAGCAGTTCAGGGTTGTGATCAAAAACGAACTCGGCGTTGCGCTCACGAGCGGCTCGGTGTTCACTGCGGAAGTAAGCCAGACGGTCATCTGATGACGCGGTTCACTACTCAGCCGCAGGGTGTCGCGCTTATCGATTGGGGCAATCCGATCACGCAAGGTCTGGCGTTCGCCAACCTTCCGGCACTTTGGCGCGACTCGGTATCTGGAAAAGGCTGCACATTCACCGGGTTGGTGTCAAAGGTATTTCAGGGAAACTCGATAATCATCGATGGCTCAGTCCAAAACAACTTGGGATTTAGTATAGGTAGCACGTTTGTGCTCGGCGGGGCGTCTAACTCGACATTCATAGGCGTCGCATCGCGTTATCGCGGAACCACGAACCACAGCGTTGGCGGGTCGGCGATTTATTGCGAGCGAACGAACGCTTCTGGCGTTGACATTTACAAACTTGAGACGACCAACACGGGTTTGTGTCGACTGACGCTTCGCGATGATGCGGCAACGTTGCTCCAGTTCACAACACCACTCAGCAACAACCAGTTCACCGACAACGCGCCCCACTTTTACGCCTGCCGACGGGCGGTGACGGTGGCGACCGTATGGGCGGACGACTCGACCAACACGGTAAGCGCCGGGGTGCCATCGGGAACCTACAAAAACGCGAACCCGCTGAGGACATTGGGCTCGGATGCACTGGACGCGTCCGCGGTGTGGGACGGGCGAATTGACTTGGCCGCGGGGTGGTTGCGCGCGTTGGGTGACGCAGAAATCCGATCGCTCCGCGCCAACCCGTGGCAGATATTCCGCCGTCCCGTCGGCATCACACCATGGGCGCAAATCTTCGACCAACTCATGGGGCAAGCATGCTGCTAATCACCGACGGGCTACCTCGAGGCCTCGGCGAGTTGACGATCGACAACCGGCCGGTAGGCGCCCGCCTGCTGGAAATGCCCACCTACACGTGCACGCACTGCTCGGCGGTCGTTGTGATGAACCCGGAGCGCAAACGCGAGCGGTATCACTGCCGCGGGTGCAATCACCATATTTGCGACGGCTGTGCGGCCGATCGCGCCGCAGGAGCGCCGTGCAAGACTATGGCTCAGAAGTGGGACGAACACCTCCAGTCACTTGAATCCTCCCGGCCAGATGGCCTTAACCCGCCATTGAAAGGAAACTAAATGGCACGCTACTCCGCTTCTTGGTCCGTCGTCACCTCTACTGCGGTGGCCGACACGACCACCTTCACCGCCGGTCAGTGCCCGGGTTTTCTGCGCTCCGGCGCGGCGGCTCAGCAACTGAAAATCAACGAGTGCTACATCGGTGGTGAGGACTCGGCCTCGACCCCGACGTCGATGATCTTGGCCCGTTCGTCGACCATTTCGGTCGGCGCGCTTTCGGTCGGTCAGAACAACCTGCTCGACATCACGTCGACCGCTCCGGGCACCACGGCCTCCTTCGGCTCGACCGCGGCAACCACGTTCCCGCAGCGCTCCTCGACCGGCTATCTGCTCGACTTGTCACTCAACACATTCGGCGGCATCAGCCGGTGGCAAGCCCGCTACGGCGAGGAAATTTCGGTGTTCGGCGCAACCGCTCCGGGCGGCGAGGTGATTTTGTCGTCCAAGGTTGGCGCGGGCAAAACGTCGGGCCACATCATTTACGAACTGGTCTAATCGATGCCGACGGGAACGGCCGTTCTCAACTTCGGCGCCTTCCCGGGCACCAGTGATGCTTCGGTGGCGGTGACGGGCCAAACCGCCATCCTCGCCGGGTCGTCGGTCGAGGCGTGGGTATCGCTGTCGGCGAGTTCGGACCACTCGGCGGATGAGCACTTGGCCGAGACGCTCTCGGTCATCGCCGGGAACATCACGGCGGGCGTTGGGTTCACGATCTACGGACTCAACACGAACCAAGTCGCCGAACCGCACACGGCCCGATCGCGCGTCAGCGGCGCGAAAGAGCCCATGCTCTACGGCCAGTTCAACGTCAATTGGGTTTGGGTCTAGGAGAAGGCGATGCCACTACAGCTACAAGGAAGCGGAGGCGTTGCCGCGGAAGTCGACGACACGAGCACGCGCGCCCTACGTGCGCGTTTGGCCCCATTGGGGTACAGCACGCTCGGCCACTACCGGATGAACCACCGCTGCGTGTTGGCGGCAGCGCAAGCGGCAAACACCCGCGTTTTCTCGCTCCGGAACAGCGGCACGAACTTCGTCATCCCGACTCGACTGATCATCCGCGCGATCCAGACCGCCGCTGGAACGGCTCAAGAAAACTCGATCGACGTTTTCAGGGTCACCGGCTACACCGTGATCGACTCGGCGAGCACCGTTTCCCTGACTCCAAGCGTCAAGCGAACGGCCACCATGGCCGCGGGCGTCTCTGTTGCGGCACAGGTTCGTGGGGTTACAAATACGGGCGTTGCGGCGGGGATGACGGGCGGGACATTGACCAAGGACGGAAGCAGCATCGGGCAACTGCCGCTTCTGATTTCCGCTGCCGCGGCGCCGACGATCTACACGCTCGACGTGTTTGATGACGTGAATGGCACGCACCCTTTCGTGTTCGCTCAAAACGAAGGGCTGATCATCGAGAACCGAGTGCTGAACGTGACCAGCTACGGGTTCAGCCTCTACATCGACTGCTCTTGGGCGGAAGTAACGGCTTACTGATATGAGCCTGCTGCTCGCGCTCATTGGCGCAGCAGCACCGACTGCGCCCTTCAACACGGCGCCATGGGTTCCGCCGGGTCACGTCCGTAACGTCGCAAACACGACGGCCGGAACGCCGAAGACACTGACTCAGTTGGTGGTGGCGGCGCCACCCTCCACGCAACCAAAGCCGCTGCTCGATAGGCAGCGCGACGTAAGCAATACCTCCGCCGGTTCGCCATCGGCGCTGCTATCGACGCCGACTGTGACGCCGTTCACTGCGTCGCCAACGCTCGGGCCGCAGCGGTTGTGGCAGTCGACGGAAACGAGCCGCGGGTCGTCGCCTCTCTACGCCGCCACGGCGACGCCGGTCAATGCGCTTCCGTGGGTTCAAGTCGAGCGCATCCGGTATGTCGCCGATACGACGCGGTCGAGTCCGCAGTCGCTGCTCTCGCAAGTGGCGCCAGTGGTCACGACGCCATGGTTTCAAGTCGAGCGCCCGCGTCAGTCGGCCGATACGTCTTCGTCGACGCCCGGCGTACTGATACAGGCGCCGCCGATTTCGAATGCGACCGTTTCGGTCGTCGAGCGCGCGCGTCAGATTGTCGACACGTCGGCCGGATCGCCGGGGGCGCTGACGGCGGCTGTCTCGGGCGCCCCGTTCAACACGTTGCCGTGGGTTACGGTCGAGCGCGTCCGCGCGCTCTCGGACTCGACGACGGGAACTGCGGAGGCGCTCACCGATACGGTTATCGTTTCCTCGACGACCACGCGCCGCCCGCTGTTCGTCAACCAAACGCCATCGGGTCGATCGGTAGCGGACACGACGGCGGGATCACCCGAATCGCTAACGGCGGTCGTTGTGGTGGTGGCGCCGTTCTCGACCGCGACTCAAGTGCTGGTCGAGCGCCCTCGGCAGTCGATCGACACGTCGGTCTCGACTGCCGACGTACTGACGCAAGCGCCACCGACTCAAGTGGCGACGGTTTGCGGCGTCGAGCGGCCGCGGTTCTCGCCGGACACTTCAGCCGGGTCGCCGATTGCGGCGCTGGCCGCTCCGGCGCCGTTCGTTTCCGCTCCATGGGCTCAGGTCGAGCGAGCGAAGCAGTTCAACGACACGACCCAGTCGACGCCGCGCGCGCTGACCGTCGTTCCGTTCGTCAACCCGCCGACCAGCGGTGCAGATCGTCCCCGTGATGTCGCGAACTCGACCGCGGGGACGCCGGGGACGCTAACTACTGGGGTGGCGTCCCCATTTGGAGGTCAAAGCGCGTTTGCGGTCGAGCGTCCGCGGCAGGCTCAAGACACGACCTCCGGAACCCCGGGGGCGCTTCTCGCTCCAACGGTCGGCCCATTTTTCAATGCTCAGGCGGTTGGGGTCGATCGGGTACGCCCGGTTGTCGACACGACCGCGGCCTCGCCTCAGACGCTACTCTCGGCGCCGCTCGGGACTCCGGCATTCAATCCGCAGGCAGGCGCGCTCGATCGGGTCTGGCCGGTCGTTGATACGACTGCTGGCACGCCGGGCGCACTCACCGCGCCAGTGGTCATCGTCTCGACCACGACGCGACGCCCACTGCTGGTCAACCAAACACCGCAGGCTCGGCAAGTTGCCGATACCTCGCAGGCGTCGCCAGACTCGCTCACCGCGGTCGTCGCGGTCGGCGCACCGTTCCAAGTCCCGCAACCGACGCAAGTCGAGCGGCCACGCCAACCGGTCGACACGACTCAGTCGACGCCCGAAACCCTACTACCCGCGCCGGGCACTCCGCAGGTAGCGACTCAAACTGCATCGGCCCCGGCCGTCGTTCGCAATGTCGTCGATACGTCGACCGCGTCGCCAGAAACGCTCACACAGGCGCCCCCGTTCGTGGTCGGCACCTCGGGTCCGATCGACCGGGCGCGCGATGTCGTCGACACGACCCACGGCTCGCCCGGCGCGCTGACCGCGATCCCGGTCCCGTTCACGACCGAACCGCCGGGCGCGATCGACAGGCCGCGCCTCATTCAAGACGGGACTCGCGGGACGGCCGCGACGCTGCTTCAGTCGACGATTGCTTCGCCGTTCTCGGCGCCGCAGTTGCACCGACTGGAACTAGTCCGGATCGTCTCCGACACGACGTCGGGAACTCCACTCTCGGCGCTCTCGGCGCTCGGACCGAATCGCGCGGCGCAAACAGGCGGCGGCGGTACGGGATCGGCGCTCTCGGTGGCGGCGATCAGTCCGGTCGCGAACGGTGGCGGGAACAAGGGCACGCTCACAAGCGGGTTCTACCTCCCGCCAATCAAGCACGCCCGCACTTCGGCTCAAGCGACGCTCGGCGGAACGGTCGCGGTCGCATCGGCGCCCGGATTGGTCGCGTTGCAGGAGGTCATGGAGCGCGTCACGAGCGCGCACACGATCGGCGGTGGTGGTGGATTGACCGGGGCGTCGAAAGCGTCCCAGTGGCCCGCCATGGCTACCGGTGGGGTATCTACGGAGGCGGTCGGTTCCAAGTCGGTGACGTGTGCGGCCGAAACGGTGGCGCGCGACTCCGGTGAAGTCGAGTCGAGCAAGGCAGTCGAGGTCGAGGCGGTCGCGATTGGCGGCGGCGGTGGTGGCGAGGTGGCGTCGAGCAAGGCCGTGACGACGCGCGCCGAACTGGTCGCCCGGGTCACGGCCGAAATCGGGATGGTCACGGTCGACCTTACCGACGAGGAACTGATGGCGATCTTGCTGCTGCTGGGGGACTGATGCCAACCGTCAACGAAACGATCCGCGACGCGGAAATAGGGCACCAGATCAACCTGTCCCGCTACTCCAACGGCGTGGTCATGAAGATGATCGCGCTGCTCAACCGCACGGACTCGGACCTTTTCGCGGCGCTCGCGGCGGCGCTCGATCGCGCGGAAGGGGCGCAGAACTTCTCGGTGGATCGACTGAACTCTCTCTTGCAGTCGGTCCGGTCGATCAACGCCGCTGCCTACCAGCAAGTGGGCCGGGCGCTGACCGCGGACATGCGGTCGCTAGTCGACTACGAGGCCGGGTTTCAGTCGCAGTTATTCGGTAGCGAACTGCCGCGATTGGTGTCGGTCGCGAGCGTCGGCGTCGATCAGGTTTATGGGGCGGCGATGTCCCGACCGTTCCAAGGCCGACTGTTGAGCGAGTGGGCGCAGAGTCTGGAGTCGGACCGGATGACCCGGGTGCGTGACGCGGTGCGGATCGGCTTCGTCGAGAACCAGACAAACCCCGAAATCGTCAAGCGCATTCGCGGGACGAGGGCGAACGGGTACGCGGACGGGCTCTTGGAAATCGATCGCCGGAGTGCCGAGTCGGTCGCGCGGACGGCGGTAAGCCACACGGCGGGGTTTACGCGGGACAAGTTCTACGAGGCGAACAACGACTTGATCAAGGCGGTCGTCTGGACGTCGACCCTCGATAGCCGGACGAGCGAAATTTGCATGCTCCGCGACGGACTAGAGTACGAGAACGGGACCTACAAGCCGCTCGGCCACTCCTACCCGTGGCTCGGTGGGCCGGGTCGGGCGCACTGGAACTGCCGATCGAGCAGCGTCCCGGTCGTCAAGAGTTTTCGCGAACTCGGGCTCGATATCGGCGAGTTCTCGCCGTCGACCCGCGCCTCGATGGACGGTCAGGTCGCGGCGGAAACGACCTATGGCGAGTGGCTCAAGAAGCAGAGCGCGTCGAGGCAAGACGAGGTGCTCGGCGCCACGCGCGGCAAGCTGCTGCGCGACGGCGGTTACACGGTCGACAAGTTCGCCAACGACAAGGGTCGGTGGTACTCGGTCGAGGAACTGCGCGCCATGGACGCCCGGGCGTTCAAGAGGGCGGGCATATGAGGTTGACCGTGGTTCCGCAGGTAGTCCCGCCCGCGGCCGAGAAAGTTCGATCGAGACTGGTCAAACAGTCTCGCCCGGCGTGCGTCTTGCAATGCCGGTGCGGGGCTCGCGAATTCATCGAGGCCCGGACGGGCGTCGAGTTTTACAACGGCCGGGCGCGCGGGGGCACGAAAGTGCTTCTGTGCGCGGCCTGCTACATGCGGGGTCAGCGCGTCGTCGTCTGACCCTCCCCCAGTTCCCCGCCCCGTGGCTCGCGCCGTGGGGCATTCACTGCCCAGCGAACGGATGTTCAAGGGCGCACCGAGTCGGATGACTCACCCGCACGTAGTCGGATGACTGCGAAAAGAAAGCAACTCAACCATGCCATTCAAGACAGACGCCTCCGGAAACATCGTTTCTCAAGACCTCAACGGCCAAAAGCTACCCGTGTTCGTCCATGCGGACGGCAAGGAAGCGCCCTTCGACGCCGACTCCACCATCGGCACGATCAGTCGACTCAACGGCGAGGCGAAAGCCAACCGAGAGCGCGCCGAACGTGCCGAGCAACAAGTCAAAGCGTTCGAGGGAATCACCGATCCGGCCGCGGCCATCAAGGCTTTGAACACCATCAAAAACCTCGATGACAAAAAGCTGATCGACGCCGGTGAGGTCGAGAAGGTCAAAGCCGAAACCATCCGCGCACTTGAAGACAAGTACGCCCCCGTCGTCAAGGAAGTGGACACGCTCAAAGGCGCGCTCTACAACGAGAAGATCGGCGGCGCGTTCGCGCGTTCGAAGTTTATCGCGGAGAAAGTGGCGATCCCAGCCGACCTCCTGCAAGCCAGCTTCGGCGCGCGGTTCAAGATCGAGGACGGGAACGTCGTGGCCTACGGGGCGGACGGCAACAAGCTGTACTCCAAGACCAGTCCGGGCAATCCGGCCGGGTTCGAAGAGGCTCTAGAAATCCTCGTTGACCAATACCCGCACAAAGCCTCGATCCTCAAGGGCTCGGGTGCGGCGGGAGGCGGAGCCGGGGGCAGCGGCAATGGCGCCAATGTTGGCGGG